GCAGATGTTGAAAGCGATGCAGCAGCATCAAGTGGTGTTCACACTGGTACACAAGACTTTGAATCCCTTGATAGAATCGTATCAAGTGATGCAGAGGAAGATGCACTAGGTGGAAGCCATTCAGGATTTTACGATCCATGGGCTGCTGATGCTACCGTTGACAGAGATGGAAACGGTGGAGAATTTGACTGTACAGTAGAATCTGCTTCTGGTACTATCGGTACTGACGGTGTATTGACTGACGATGTTCTAAGAACTTTCTTACGAAAGATTAGAATCGCAGCAGGTAAAGATCCAAATGTATTCCTAGGCTCCCATGAAGTCTACTCTGAGATACAAGGCTTATACATGCCAAGTGTCCGTATTGCAAACCCATACGGTGAGCAATTAGTTCAAGTAGACGTAAACGGTATCCAGACCTTCAAAGGAACTGGTACTGGTATTCATGTCGACTCTATCTATGGAATTCCATTCATTCCAACAAAAGATGCACCATCTAATGGTTCAACTGAAGTTGGAAGACTATTTGCATTAGATACATCTGATGCAGAAGGCTATGGATATCCAAGAATCGGAATTCAAGTGGCTATACCAACCGAGTATTATGAAGCAACTAGAAGATCTGCTGGCTATCCATTCGTGAACAATGCTTTCGTTGAGAAAGGTGTGTTCAGAACAATGGGTGAGACAGTTTGTCGCCATTTCAAATCACAAGGTAAAATTAGAGATATTAAACTCTAGTCATACCAACCCCCCTTTTTACCCCTTTTTTTATATTAACTTTATATAATAGTGGTTCATACATTTCTTAATGGCAATTACAATCGCACAAAATGCCGACCATAAAAGTCTTACAGGAAAGACACTATCCATCCAAGCAGAACTGACTTCTAAATTAAAGTCAACCATTGTTGATGTCACCTATGGTGCATCTGACAATTATGCTACTAATGGTAATACTGTCGATCTATCCCTAGGAAGTAGAATTAGTACTGTTATTGGAGCAGAAATACTCCATTGTAACAAAGGACTACTTTTGCAATATGCACCAGCAGCAGCAGGAGCAGCAGCAACAGGGAAAATTAAAGCTTTTGGTCACACTCCAACAAGCTCTACAGCAACAGTTGTAGCCCTTGAGGAACTAGACAATGCTGATACAGCAGTCAATTCAATGACTATTCGTATTAGAGTAATCGGTTTCTAGACTAAGATCTAGTCATATTTTTTTTCTTAATAATGTTTATATATGACTAAATATCTATGATGTTTATGGTTGAGATGAATCATAATGCAATTACTGTAAGTGCAGACACTACAATTAAAGGTGCTCATGGAGTAGTTGTATCTATCCATGTTACAAAAGCAGGATCAAGTGGAGACAAGATTGTATTAAGAAATGGTACTGCCAACTCAGATGCAATAGAATTTACCGTGTTTGGAGAAGGAATACAAAACATTCAAGGAATCAATAGAAGATTTGAAAATGGTATTCGGGCTGATATTACAGGTACTACTGCTCAATATCTAGTAGTGTTTAAATAAATCTTTAAATATAAAGTAGACTTTATAACTCTTATGGTAACTACCACAACTTACTGTTCAGTTAATGATATTATCGACTTTTTAAGAGTTCCTATCACTTCTACAACCACACCAAACAAGGAGATGGTTCGCAAGATTATTGCAAGAAAGGAGGAGGAATTGGACAGAAGAATAGGACATACTTGGAAGACAAAGAAAATTACCAGAGAAATTCACGATTTACCACTCTTATACACATTTGGATGGGGTACACCACTATTCCTTCAACACAGAAACATATTGGAACTTGATGTAGATGAGGGGGATAAAATAGAGATATGGAAGGGAGAGTCAAACGAGTGGGAAAACATCATTAACAGTCCACAATGGTATCATGCAGAGTATGAATATGGTAGAATTTACGTTAGAGGATTCTTGTTTACAATATTAAGAAAGAATAGGGTTAGAGTTACATATCGCTATGGTGGAGAGAATTATGCTGGTGATACTGTAATCCCACCTGACATTACAGATGCTGTAATAAAAATGGCAGCAATAGACATCATGAATACGTCATTCAGAATGGATGAGATTCCAAGCGGTGGAAGCGTGTCTCCTACAGAATCCAAGAGATTTTGGCAGGAAGACATAGAACTATGCATATCGAATCGCAGAGAAGTATTCGTGATTCCATAATGTTTAATCTTATAAGAAAATTAAAGAGAAATAAATTATATAAAAAACTTAGACAATTAGGTGGTCATATTGAAAAAGAGGAAATTCATGAAGTAGATCCAGAAAAATCAAAAACTTTTACTGCTAAAGTTGTACAAGCAAGATTCTCAATTCCAGTACCTAAACACACTAAAGATTTAAAAATTAGTCCAGACTCAACAACATTTGAACAAGCTGTATTCATTGCTAAAAGTGTACAAAAAGTAGATGAAACCCCATTTGCAGAACCTCCAGATATTGTAATGAATGCTAAAACAACAAAACCGTCAAGAATAAATACATATCCAGAACCATCACCCGAAGGTTGGGCATATGCATATTACCCTGCTGGTGGAAATACAGGTAAAAGACCAAATATAGAAGCCATAAGAACATGGGTAGAGAACACCAAGGTAGGTAATGCTTCAAGTTGGAGTATAACTGAGGAGTTTGGAGAGGCGTTTGGTTTTATAGGATGGGGATTCACTCCAGAGGAAAAGAAGAAAAAAATAGATGAGGTCACATATAAGGTTGCCAGAAAAATATGGTATGTTGGTAGAAAACCTAATACTATGACAGATAGTGAATGGCAAGAAGAGACCAAGGATATGAGACCACCAGAGGGCTCATTTAACTACAGGGGAGAAGAAAAATGGAATAATTTCCCATATGATGAAACTTATATGTATCGAAGTGGGTACATACAGTAATGACTATTACAACCTATGATGCAGTAGACGATATTATATCCCTAATCAAGACCAAGTGGAGCAACCTAAGACCTCCTCATATTAATAAAATATGGGAAAAGAGAACTGTAGGATTTATAGACGACAGGAGTGACGAGTTGTTAATTTCACCAAAAGGTGAGGATATTGCATATTTTGGTCTAGGTGGCAGTTCATTTTGGCACAACCAGATACTGGAGTTGGAGATAAGAACATATCAGGACATCAAGAGACATAACAAGGTTGTCAAGGAAGTAGTCAAAATTATCAAGGATAACATAGTAGGCACTACTTATACTGACTTGAGAGTGATAGGTTCATTCAGCAGGAACTACCAGTACCGTAACATGTTTAGTTATGTAGTAACTTTATCATATAGAAAGATAGATCCCTCTTAAAAATCTTTATATACTAATAGACTGTTTATGTTATTATGGTAGTTTATACTGGTGGCTCGGCAGCAGTTACATATGGTTATGAAGCATCATATGCTCCAGCATCAACTACAGCAACCAATATATTTGGATTGCAACAAAAAGTAACATCTTTATCATTAACTACTAATAAAATAACATTGAATAAATTAGGTCAAGTAGAACCAACTAAATATGCCTTTGGTCAACAACAAGGTAGTGTTGGACTATCATTTGTTTGGGATGATGCTGATACATATAAATTATTCCAATCTGTTTATGGTGCTCCATCAGGAACAGCAGCAAGTTGGGTTTATCCATCAGGATCAACCACCCCTTATAGTCATTCTGTAGCCCCAGCTCCTACATCATTGATGACTCAAATACAATTACAAACTGGAACAACTTCTAACATGACTAGAACATTAAAGGGATGTGTAGTTAATTCATTAGGATTAGCAACAAGTATAGGTGAAACAGTAAATGGTACAATAGATATGACATATGGTAAAGAAGATACAGTTGTAGCAGAGTCATCAGATATTGTGGGACAAACTGATACTTCTTTTGATCAAGGTGGAACACCATACACATTTGCACATGGTGAATTAAAAATTAATACTGGCAGTGGATTAACAGATGTTGCTCAAGTTCAGGAAGTTGATGTCACATTCTCACAAAACTCAGAACTACTTTATAAATTAGGACAACATCATGCAACTGATATGTTTAGAAGAGTGTTTGATATTAGTGGAAGATTTAAGACTACTTGGAAAGATTCTACATTAATACAGCATGTTATTAGTCAATCAAACTTAACAACTCCTGTAGAAACATTGTCAGGCACTAATGCTACTGCTGTTGAAATGTCATTAACATTTACAAGTGGTAACAAATCAATCACATTACAATTTGGTGGAGTTGCAATTAATGATCAAAGTGTATCTGGAATCGAACCAGTAGAACCAGTATTTGAAGAACTTAATTGGTCAGCAAGAACAGCAAGAATTGTTGTAGATACAACTGCATAAGATTTATTAATAACCTATATTCAATACTATCTAATGACATTAAAACAAATTAAAATTACATTTAATGATAAAGAAGAGGTTGTTGAGTTTGAAGACTCATTGACATTTGGTGAAACAGAATCATTAATTAGTGGATCTGTGGATCTCAGTGACTTGACTAAGCCAAAAATTGATTTATCAAAATATAGAATTAATTTATTGGTATTAACAATTAAAAAAGCACCATTTGCTACAGGTAATTCATCTGTTCTTAAAACTATTGATTCTAAAATAGTTAAAATCATGTTAAGGGAGATAACTAAGGTACACCCTTTAGCGACCTATATAGAGGACTGGATGGAGACCTTCCAAAGCTTCGAGGAGGAGACCAGTTCATCTACTCAATCTATTACAACTGTGCCACGCAGTTCGGGTGGGACAAAGACCAAGTTGATAGACAAAGTATAGAATATTTAAAAAAACTGTTTAGTACACATAAAAGTGTAATGGAACAGGCTGAAAGAGAGAATAAGTTGCCACCTATGGGCAGAAACATGTCAAAAAACTTTAAATGATATGAAGAATTTGTTTATATATGGAAGGTGAAGGATTTGATGAAGAAGCATTAATGAAGAAGATTAATAGAATGCTTGAAGAGTTTCTTAAAAGAACTGAGGGTTCATCTGAGGCTACTAAAAAAAATATTACTCAGTTAATGAAAAGTACCATATCAATAGAAAGACACAATATTGTAGAAAAAGAGGCTACAAAAAGACAAACTGAAAGTATTAGGCTAAGAGCTAAATCTAATATGGAATTTGAAAGATTTCATAATGAAGAGATGAGAAGAAAACAAAGACTTGGAGCAGCATTAGGAAAAACACAAAACTCATTTAATTTTATGACACAATCTTTAACAAAAGGAAGAGGTATAGGAGCAACATTAGGATTATTAGGAGAAGGTGCATATAAATCAACAAAAGCATTTTATGATTTAGAAAAAGCACAGAAAGCATATACTGATGCATTATTAGATCCATCGAATAAAAACAATATAGATGCAAAAAGAAATGATTTGGAGGATGCACAAATAACAAAAGACAATGATGTTGCTGGTAAAAGTGGTTTTTTAGGTAAAATAGCAAAAAGTTTATCCAAAGCTGGTTCTTTCTTTGAAAAACATTCTGTTCCTATAACTATAGGTGCAGGTGTAGCAGGATTGATTATAGGTATTATTTCTAAAGCGTTAAGTGTAGCACCTATGTTTCAAGCAATGATGAAGTTAATGAAGTTTGCAGTATTGATGATTTTAATGCCTATAGGTACATTCTTTGGTGCTGTAATAAGACCTCTAATGGTTGGTATTGTAAAAGGGTTAGCACCTAAATTTAAACAGTGGATGGAAGGATCAATGCATTGGGGAGCAATTATAGGAGAAAGATTACTTGCAATGGTTATGAATCCTAAAGAACACTTTGAAAACAATCCAGATCAAGCTGCTGGTATAGGCGGTATATTTGGTGGTATTGGAGGAGCTGGTATAATGGGTATAGGAGCTTTATTTTCAAAATATCTTACAGATACTGAGAAAGATAGAGAAGAATACAAAGCAAAATTAGCAGAAGAAAGAGAAAAACGAAATAATGCATTAATAGAAGCTGGTAAAATGATATTACAGCCTATATTAATGTTTGTAGGAAAACTTAATGTATTATTTTTGGTAACTATACCAGCAGCTTTTAATGGTTTTATAACAGGACTACAAAACATGTTTAATAATAATGATTTGGTTAAACAGATATTACAACCTATATTAATGTTTATAGGAAAAATAAATTATTTGTTTTTGAAAACTATACCAGATGGAATAAATGAATTTGCAAGTAATTTTAAAAATTTCTGGGCTCAATTATGGAATGGATTTGTTGATTTCTTCCAATGGGCTATTAATTTATTTGGACTGGGTGATGTAATTAAAAAGGTTGAAATACCAGATGAAGATAATGAAAACAATCAAGGAATGATAGAATATTCTAATAATATGTTTTGGACTATGGAATCAATAAATAAAAATATAAGTAATATTAAACCTAAATCCATAAGTATTGAAGGATTTTTCTCTTATGTTGAAGATAATCTATCACAATTACCTAATCATACAAAATTCATAATAAAAGCTATGACAGGTATTACAAATCAGTTTGATGGTGCATGGAAGTGGATTAGTAATGCATTAAGAAAAGTGTCAAGACAAACATATACAACAGGAGATGGTAGTAAAAAACCAACAAGAAATGCAAAAATTGCTATGGGGACATTGTCAAATATGGGTGGTGGTGGAATAGATTCATCTGGTTCACCATCATATGGTAGTGCAGCATATCATTACAGTTTCCTCAACCCTGTAAAAATGGCTAAGGGTGGTATTATTGATGAACCAATATTGGGTATAGGTGCTAGTGGTCAGAGTTATCTTATGGGTGAATCAGGTAGAGAATTTATTACACCCGAAAAAGGCATGAAAAAAGGTAACACAATAATAAATATTAATATAGGTAAGGTTGAAAAAGATGTAGATTTGAGTAAATTAAAACCAATGATTCAGAGATGGATATTGGAGTCAAACAGTAGAAGAGGTATGATTTAAAATGGGAGACATTTTAATTAAAAAAGTATCACCAACAGGTAGTACTGGTGGTCTCACATATCATGTTAAAAATCTTTTAGAACTGGAAATAAGTAATGATATACCTTCATTTGTATATGCATTGCCAACTCAACCCGATACAGCATCAATAGGAATGAAGGTTGAAGGTAATACATCAACAATAAGTTTATCTTGGACTTTGGTTGATGAAAGTAGTACTGTTGTAGAGGAACTTACAGGTAGTAGTGCAGTAGAAACTGCCGATGAACAAATGGTATTTCTTACAGGTGGTTCTTATCTTAACAGTTCAACTGCAAGTAATGATGATTCATTTCAACCACATTCAATAGAATCAAAATATGAATTACATATATTGCCACCAACTGGAAGCACTGCATTTTTTAAAAGAAGTGGTATAATATCCAAATTATCTATATCAAAATCAGGTGAATCTCCAGTAGTATATACTGTTAATATAATATTTAATGTTGCTGACATGCAGGCGACTACAAGTGCTTAGTCATGACACAAGTATTATTTTTTGTTAATGATGTTAAAACATCAGCACTTAATTATGAAATAAAAAGAGAGGGTGATAGAGCTACAGATGTGGCAACCGTTAAAGTTATACCATCTATAGATTTAAATATAAATGATAAAGTTATAATTGTTCAAGATATGATAGATGCAGATAACTTGTCAGCAATCTATAATTTCAATGAAAATATTAGTGATGAAAGTGGATATAATAATCATTCTACAGCATCGGCAGGAATAACATATGTTGACGGTCAATGGAACGGAAAGGCACTTTCATTTAATGGAACCACCACATATGGTGAAGTTGATGATGCCACAAATCTTAACTTTGACGGAGAGTTTGACATATTTGTTTGGGCTAAATGGAGTAGTACTGCTAAAGAGTATATATTATCAAAAAGAACCACATCATCAAATGGTATAGCAATTAGTGTAAATCATACAACTGCTGGAGATATTGCAGTAGAAGTTGGTGGAAATGACTTGGTGTCATCTACTGCTGGATTCAATGATGGTGAAAATCATCTTATACGAATTACTAGAGATTCTGCAAACTTGGTGACATTGTATGTTGACAAGGTTTCCAAGGGAACTGCTACAATCAGTGGAGATTTGACAACAACAGGAAAGTTGAGAATAGGAAGAAATGAATCAAACACATATTTCACAGGAAGTATGGATTCAGTTAGACTGTATAAAGGTACACCAACAGTGTCTTCATATGGTGATATTATATTTGATAATAGAAATCCCAGAACTGTAATGAAATTTGGTGGAAGAATTACAAAAATTTCAAAAGAAACAACACATCAAAACTTACAATGTTTTAGTTTTGGAAAGGAGCTTGCAGAGGTAGAGATTAGAGGTGATATTTATGATATTAAAACCCCAGAATTTATCATAGAGGATTTGATTACAAACAACACATCACTAACATATATTGGAAAAGGTGGTGCTACTGGAGTTATATTAGACAAATTTATAGCCAATGGTAAACTTATAGATATTCTTAGAGATTTTTCTAATCTTACAGGGTATATATTTTATACTAACGGTCTGAAGGAATTTGTGTTTGAACCCAACAAGTTTGCAGAGATTGATGTAACATTCACACATGGTATAAATTCAACAATATTTAAGACCCAATATGATGATACAGAAATAGTAAATGATCTTATTGTCTTGGGAGAAAATCTCAGATATAGAACGGTTGAGACCATTTCCAGTACAGGTGCTACTGAATACACATTGAATCAGGGGGCAATAAGTTCCAGAGTTACAGTGAACGGTACGGAGAAAACGGCAGAGGAGGATTATAATATAGATTCCATAGGAAAGACAATCACATTTACAACAGCTCCATCTGGTACTATTGTTGTGGATTATGAATATGAAAAACCTCTATACATCAGAGGCACCAGACAGTCAAGTATAGACACGTATGGCGTTCATGCCAAGAGACTTATAATGCCTTGGATAAAGAATAGAAGTGATGGTGTTAGATTTATACAATCATATTTATCTAAATTTAAGGATATTAGACTTAATATTAAAATTGATACATATAAATTATTCAATTCAATACAAGAAAATGACGTTATACATGTTAAAAATACCATTAAAGAAATAGACGATCAATTTGTAGTAAAAGGTATAATTTGGAAATATCCAGACTCAATTACAATCATAAATGCAGGTGAATATGGATTTGACTTTTTAGAAATTGACAAGCAGATAACGGAAAAACTTCACGATTTGGAGGATGCATTTACCACAAACAAGGAAATTAGGGAATATGAGTCTCCAGAAGAGGTATTAGTTATAGGAGATATAGTTGTACAGTTTGTTACCGAGGACTTTACAGAAACCTTAAATATTGTAGATACTCCAGTTATATATGATAAGGTTGACAATAATTACGGTAGTGGAACATATGGAAGCAGAGTCACAGGAAGTGTGTATGTAAGTTGAGTAATCAAATAATACCTCTAAACGGTCACGTCAGGGTAAGGGCATGGGAGAAACAAGAGGATGGCAGTGAATTGGAAATATATGATAAAACAATTAAAAATCTCATAGTTGATGCAGGAAAGGCATCCATATTAAAATATCTTGCCAATATAAGTGGAGGAGGATATGCAGACGAGGTAGGAGTTGGAGATGACACAACGGCAGCAGCCAGTGGTCAGACTGACTTGCAGGCAGCAACCAACAAACTGTGGAAGGGAATAGCAGTTGGAGACAGGGTGTTTGTAAACAACACACTTTACATATCAGCAGATTTTGGATATACGGAAGGTAATTGGACATGGAATGAACTTGGATTAAGAGACAATCAAGGAACTCCTGTAATGTGGGCAAGACAGATAGATTCAACTCCACTAGTAAAAACATCATCAAAACGTGCAATCGTTGAATGGCAGTTGAGTTTATAGATGGTTAAAATATTAATCCCACGGTCAGACAGCATAAGTGCCAAAATAATAGAGCCAAGTGATTTTGAGTCGTTCTTTAGTAGTGATATAATTAATGACTATGTAAAAAGTGGGTTTACTCTATCAGCAGGAACAGGATTGTCAGTAAACATAGCAGTAGGATTAGCTAGACTTAAAGGACTATTCATTAACAATTCAACTGCTTCTTCAAAAGGTAGTCTTACTGCAAGTCAAACAAATTACATATATGTTACATTAGCAAGAGATATCAATGGTGAGGCAGAATCATGGAGTTTTACAAGTAACACTACTGGTACAACACCAACTGACTCGTTATTTATAGGTGAAGCAACAACGGATGGATCTAGTGTCACAGCAATAAATCATTCATCAGTAATGACAAAAGTACTACCTACAGACAAATTTGGTAATGGCAGTGATGGTTCATTTACGGCAACAGACGGTCAGACACTGACTGGAAGTGGTACAAGACAATACACAGATTTTACAATAGGTGCAGGAGACACGCTAAACTTTGGTTCGGCAGGAAGTCCTTTAAAATGGATAATATTTGCAACGGGAACAATAACAATCAATGGAACTGCAAATCTTCAAGGCAAGGGTTCGCCTGTTGGTGTTGCAGGGTATAATGGTGTTAGTGTTGTTGGCGGAACTGGAGGCAACGGTGGTGATAGTGGCTCTGGAAGTAGTAGTGGAGGAGTTGGTGGAACTGGTGCATCTGGAACAGGTGGAGTTGTATCCATTGGAAACACCGATAGTGATGATTTTATTGTTTTTCACACTGCCATATCCAAGCTTGCAATGTATG